GGCCAGATGCCGGCGAGGTTGCCCTCGCCCGCCGCCCAGGCGTCCGCGGTGTTCAGGTTGAAGCCGGCCACCTGGTAGGGCAGGCCGAACTCGGCGTACTGCTTGACGAAGTTCGTCACCTGGTTGCCGCCGAGGTTGGTGGCGACGAAGTCGGGCTTGGCTGGTTTTTTGACGTCAGGTTTTTTGGTGTCGGATATCAGGTGGTAGAGAGGGTTCTTTTTGGTGGGCATGGCTGCATGGGGAACTGAGGGAGACCTGGCCAAGGCCGGGTCTCCCTATATATTGGATAGCGGGTATTGGTCCTGGATCAGGTGGCCCAGCGAACGATGACTTTGCCGGTAACTGTAGGGCTTGTGCCGGCGGTGAAGTTCAGGTCGATCTGGTAGCGCCAGGAGGGTGTTGGGTCAATGGGGGCGGTGTGGTCGCCGGCTGCCTTGGATGCGCCGGTGGGTACCAGATGGGTTTGTCCGGCGGCGGTGCCGATGGATTGAGCGGCGATGGCGGCCTTGGTGGTTGTGCCGTCGGTGATATCCAGGTCGAGGGTTACGGCGGTGGGGGCGCCTGCGACGGCGGTCAGGTAGACGTCTACTGATTCCAGGCTCATGGGGTGCTTCTCGGTGTTGAGAGGCACCTCTACGATGTCGTCTGCGTCGGCCTGGGTGGTAAAGGTGTGGATGTGTTCAACGAAGTTGTTCATGTGGGTTTCCTTTGGCTTATCCAGCTACATTGCGTTTGACCAGTCCCCGGTAACCACTGACGCCGAAGGCGAACCAGTCGCGTACCTTGATGGGCATGGTGTCGTTGGTGAACAAGAGTCCCTGCCGGGCTTCGCCGGAAACGAACACTTCGGGGGGTGGGTGGACGCGTCCGCCCGGGCTTTGGGCGTAGGACATATGGATCGCGGGTAGGAGCATGGGGTCTGCTACCCCTGCCCAGTCGGTGGCGTCGGTGAAGTGGGGGACTGCCAGGACGACGGGGCGGGGGTCGTGGGTGGTATGTTCGCGGCCGCCTGCGGCGGTGGCGAAGGGATTGTATGAGGTGGGATTGCCGTCGCCGTAGCCAAAGTTCTTGAGACCCTGGAAGTAGAGCGCGCCGGGAACCAGTAGATATTTTGCGAAGACTGCGAGATTGTCGCCTGAACCGATTTCGTTCTGGTTGAACACTTCGAGCGAAGCGGCTTCCCATGCGGTTGTATCTGTGCCCAGGGCTGTGGTGGCTACGTTGCCGTGGTCGGCGTGGAAGAGGGCGGTTGAGTCCTGTCCTAGCGTGGGGCCTACCCCAGAGTTGTCAGTGAACAGAGAGGCGATTTTGGCGGATCTGGTCTTGACTGCGGCTGCAGCCAGGATGCGGGGGATGCGTTGGGCCAGGGAGACGTCAGAGTTACGCCAGGCTTCGAGGGTGAGTCCCACATAGCCGCCGTACTTGACGAATGAGGCTACTTCTTCCACGTCGGCGACGTCCAGTTCGCCGTATGGGGCTTTTTCGCCTACGGTGGGCAGGGTTGTGATGCCGCCTTCGCTGGCAAAGGTCATTTGTTGTACGCTGCCGTCATTGGGTTCGGCTGCGGCTACGAATTCGTACCAGCGATAAAAGTTCAGGGCTGCCCATTCGCTGATGATCACCTTGTTCATGGCGTTCTTTGCGAGAGAGGCCAGGCTGGTTGTATCTGCGCCGGCAAATAGCACGGCTTCGGGGTCGAAGCTGCCGTACCAATTCCGATCGCCGGTGAGGGCCTGGTAGACGAAGGGCATGGAGCGGAACTGATAGTCTGGGGTTGGAGCGCCGTCCACGCCAAAGAGCCAGTCGAGGACACCCTGCATCTGGTCCATGCTGGTTTGCATCTGGCCGATGTGGCCGCCTCCACGCGGGGGCAGGCCGCCCAGTTGGACGGTGTCCTTTCGGACGGTTGCGAGGGTGGCGCGTTCGTCCTCGATTGCGGAGTAGAGTTCGTCCGGGGTGTTGAATGGGTGCTTCTGATGCTGCTTCAATAGTTTTTGCCGGACCTGTTCGGGCAGGTCGGTTGCGCTGCCCATGAGGGTAGCGATGACATTATCGCGCTGTGCGTTGAGCCAGTTTTGAGTCATGTCTGGGGTGGGCGGACTGGTAAGTCCGGGGTTAGGAGAAGTGAGCACGGACGCTCGGGTCTCCTCCTGGGGGACGTTGTTTTCTTCGTCCATGATGTTCTCCTTGAGTTGGTCCGCGAAGAGGGCGGACAGTTTAGAAAGCACGCGGGCGTCAGAGAACCCGGGCTTGAACACAAAATCAGATGAGATAACGGTGCGGAGCTTTTTCCATGTCCGATCGCCGGTTTTCTCGTCGAATTCGGTTGTCTGGGTAATGATGTGGAGTGATGTACCTATGTCTGGCTTGACTCTGTCTGTTAACACCTGGTCGAACAGGTCTGCGATGATATTTCCTGGTTCGTTGTCGTAGGTGAGAAAGTTGGCGGTGATAAATTGGCCGTCGAATTCTGCTTCGGTGGTGATGGCGGCCAGGTTGCGGAGTGAGGGGAGCCAGTTGAAAAAACCGGGGTGGTCTACGAACATGGCAAGACCGGTAAATAGACGCCGTTCCTGGGCATCCTTCAGGGCTTCGGATGTCATGATTCGCTTCCCTGGTTCGCCGTCTACGCGCTGGTCTCTGCCGACGCGTGTCAGGCGGGCGCGGTAGGAGCGCCGGCCGGTCTTTGGGTTTTCGGGGAGGGCTTCGAGCAGCTCGAAGCTAGTTGACAGGCGTTCGGGCTTTTCCGTTGGGGGAGGCGGCTGGTTGGGCGGCTGGTTTCGGGGGGTTGGTGAATGCTTCTTCAATGATTTTGTCCTTGTCGGCTGCGGGTAACTCCTCACCTATGAATTTATGGATCAGGGTGAGGACCCGGGCAGCGAATGTCCTGGATGGGCCGGGGAGTTGGGAGGCGGCGGTTTGGAGGGCGGCGGCCAGGTCTTTGCCGGCTGTTGCAAGCGCGCCGTTGTCCTCGCGGGAGATGTCGGGGGTGTTGGTGATGTAGAGCTTTTTGTAGTTCTGGGTGGAGATGGGCTGCCATTTGCCGGATCTGGTTGCCAGCAGGAAAGCCTGGTGTGTCAGGTCGGTCAGAACCCACACGAAGTAATTTTGTCGTCTGCGTAAGTGCCGCTCCGGGGCGGCTTGCATGGCTTTGGCTTCGGCCAGTGTGCTGGTTCCTGATTCGGCCATCCAGTGGGGGGGGAATCCGTTGGCGGCGCGGATCATGGTTCGGACGGCGTCCAGGTCCGATTTTGCGTCGCGTGCTTGCAGGTTGGGTGTCTCCATTGTCCATTCCTCTCCCTCTTCGTGGACGATCACGCTGCCGGAAGGGGGAGCGGTTGCGTATTGTTTGATTTTTTCCTGTACCTTGCTTGCGGGGACTTTCACGAACCAGAGAAACACACGGGCGGCCCAGTGGATTTGTACACGGTCTTCGAGCAGGCGGGAGTAGCGCTGCAGCCAGGGAATGATGGCGTCCAGGTCTCCCTCGCCGGTGAGTGCCCCGATGACGGGATTGATTTTGTAGTGGAGCATGATCGTCCCCCCAGCATCCGGATGTTTCGGACTGAGCCACGTCTTTGGAATGCCCATGACCATAGGTTGGATGTATTCGAGTTCGGTTTCCCAGTCATTCTCGGCGGTGATGATTTCGGTGATGCTGTCCTTGGGTATGAATCGAACTATGGGGATGCCGGTTGCTTCTTCGGTGAAGAGGACGGGAAACAGGTCGCCGGCGCGTGTGAGTTCGTCGCACATGGATTCAAGGCGGAGTTCGATATTGTTCTCCGGGTGGCTCCAAAAAGCTTCGATGAACCGCTGCAGGCGGGTGTTTTTGCTCTCAATGGTGATGCCGTCTCCGAGGACGTAGTCGCTGATGATTCCGACGATGCGCCGGGCGATGGGGTTCTTGCGCCAGGCTTCCAGTGAGTCCTCGTAGAACTTCTGTGCGGTGGCCAGGTCGCGGTCGTGCGGGAGTTGGGTGTAGCGGCTTGCAGGGTAGTTGTCGTCAATGCGCGCGGAGATGGCTAACAATGTGCCCCTGAGCCACGTAGACAGGGCTACACGGCTTTTTTTCCAGAGATTTGGCTTAGGGGATGGGTTGGGGCGTTTTGGCATGTTAGAACACGGGGTCTAGATCGGCGAGGGGGTTGGGGGCGGGGATGATGCCGGATTCGGTCAGGCCGAGGGGGATGTCGTCGAGCAGGGCAACGAGTGCGGCTGAGAGGATGGCGTCGTCGTGAATGAGTTCGCCGGTTTCGGGGTCGCGGGTGTTGTCGGGTACGCCCCATCGCATGAGTTTGTTTGGTCCGTCTATTACTTTCATCTGGCAGTAGGTCATTTCGAGATTGAAGCGGGCGCGTTCGTCGTCCAGTTCCATGTAGTCTTTGAGGCGTCCGGACTCGATGACAGAGATCAAGTCCCAGCCCAGTTTCGATTTGGTGGCGCTGTTGAAGACAAAGGGGATGACGGCGGTTTCGCCCAGGGCTTTTATCATGAAGCTGGTGATGCCCGCGCCTATGCCGGTGGAGTCCATGACCATGCGGAGACATCCCCAGGTCTGGAAGTAGGCTTTGAGCTGGCCGTAGAGGTTGACGTGTTTGGTCCCTATCCATGATTTGCGGTGAACGATGTTATAGGAAGGTCTGGCGAGGATGGGATCGGTAATGGTGGAGAGGTCAACTTCCACGATGGTCATGTAGGTAGCGTCGCGGCGTTTGTTGATTAATTGGGTCAGGTCTTCGGATTGAGACTCGTCCTCCCCTGCCACGTCTACCAGCATGATGTAAATGCTGGTTGGGTTGCGGTAGATGTGGCGTAGATGGCTGCCTTGAAGGAGCGCACGACGCGCCGGGGGGAACATGCCGCCTTCTCCGTCAATGGTCTCCGAGAAATATTGTGTCTTTACCATGGGGTGATTACGGCCTTTGCTGGCTACCTCGGCAGCGACGGATCGTTTGTATGCGGGGACTTCCCTGCCCACGTCTTCGGCGTTGAGGAGAAAGACTCTCCTGCGTCCGTCCTGGTTCTGCGCTTCGAAGGCGGATCGCAACTCTCGTTCTAACAAGGTCGTGGATGTCCAGCGGGTGCCCCAAAAGACGCGGGTGGCGTTGGTGCTGGCGGTCATGGGTGCGATGTCCTTGTCGAACTTGGCGATCTGGATGTCCTGGGCTTCGTCCACGGAAAGGAGCAGGGAAGCGGTCGCTCCTACTATGGCCGCTCCTGGACCGCCGGAAAGAAACACACAAGCCGCCTCCCCTACCTGATAGATATAGCCTTCCCGTTTTTCCCAGATGTCGCGGGTGATGAGGTTGCGCTTGAGGAAACGTTCGAGGCGTCGTTGTGCGTTGGCGGATTGTGGGATTTTTGTGGGTGAGACTTTGACAATTTCCCTGGGTGGGTAGACCTGGGAGAAGAGTGTCAGTAAATAGGTTTCGGTGTGTCCTTGCAGTTCGTTCTTTCCTGACTGGCGCGGGAAGATAACTACGATGGTGTCCCCGTAGTTGTTGATGACCGATTCTACGATTGCGCGAATGGGTGCGACCTGGTATTTGCGGAGCCTGACCCCTGACGCTTTCTCGGTGAAGAGGACCGGATCGCGTAGCAGCTTCTTTAGCGTACTGACCAATTTTTGAGACATATATTCTATTTAACGTTGAATGTTTGTACAGGTACATGGTCATTTGGGTTGATATTTTGTCTCAATTGCAAGGGTATGGGGTCAGGTGTCAGGTTTTTTGGGGTGTGCGGACGGTTACGTCCGGCGATGTCAGTTCGTCGGCCATTTCTTTGAGGGCTTGCTTAGTTATGGAGAAGGCCCAGTTCCGTAGCCACTTCGGAAATGGCGGTTGCGATAGCTTCAGCAGCGTTGCCGCCGCCGCCGCCGAGAAGTTTGTCGACGCGGAGTAGTCCTGAAAGTCTGGTTGTCGCTGCTCCGAGCGCATTGAGGGTCTTAGTGGATTCCTCGAGGTCTTCGACGCCGGACGCGAGCGCGAACGTCCTCTTGAGCAGGACTCTGAGTAAGGCAATCTCGTCTTGTAACCCCGATTGGAGGGCTGTTTCCAGATCCGTGATCTCGTCGGTTGTGTAGTGTTTACGGTAGATGCCGTGCTTGAGCGCATTGGTGTTGCCGGGCTGTCCGCCGCGTTTCCTTTTTGTTGCCACATTAGTCACCCCCAAACTTTTCGAGTAGTTCCCTGGTGCTGGTGGGCTGACGACCTTTGAGTCCGTCTTCTACGGCGATAGAGCCAACCAGGGTGACAATGGTCTTCCACAGTACATCTAAAAGCTGGTCTGTGGGAATCTGGCCGGTCAGGTTGAGAGCCAGGCCGGTGAGGATGATGGCAAGGGAGAGTTTTGCTTTACGGGATGCTAACAGCCATTTGATCATGAGTTTGTCCTTTGTTGGGATGAGGGGGGGGGAAGGAACACGCCACGGTCCGTACTCCCCCCCTCTATGAAAAAACGCCCGGTTGGAGGGCCGGGCGTTTCGGTTGCTACGATTGTAGCAAGTTTATTTGATTTTGTAAAACGATTGTGCAACCACTGATTACACGGATTACACGGATTGTATAGGAATTAGGGGTTAGTGGGTGGTGCTTGTTGGGGGTGGCGGAGGGCGATCAGGGGTGGGCAGGTTGGGATCGCATCGATCTCTTGATATTTCTTCTATTTTTTCCATGATGCCCAGTTTGCGGGCAAGTTTCATGTAAGAGAGGAATGTTTCCGGTTCCATGCGAACGCCCAGGTCAAGGAGGGCGAGGGCGAGAATACTTTTTTCTTCGTCGGTGAGGGGGAAGAGATTGCTACTCTTTCTTCCCATGGCGTCGGCTAGTTTTGTGGCGATTGTTCTTAGTTCTATGTTTTGCCCCTTTAGCTTGTTTATGGTTTCTTTTTGTTGTGGAGCATCTGCCATGAGGCAGGCGATGGCTTCGGCGTTTTGCACGTCGGAGCGGTTGATCCGGGCCAGGATATGGCCTTGATCGTCGTTGATGGTGAAGGATTTGGGGTTTTTGTGGATGGTCCAATTGGTTGTCATTTGTCGTTGTCCTTGTTGTAGGTGGAAACGGGTAAGAGGCACTCACTGGGGTATGGGCCTTCGTCTTTGCTGATCCATTTGCCAGTGTACGAGAGCGCGGTTTTTTTGCCGTCTTTGATGCGGATAATCAGGGCCTTTGGTGAGCGTTTGGGGGCGCTGGGGCTTACGGTTGTGTCAATCCATATTTTTACGATAATTTTGGTTGTCATGATGGGAGTTCCTCGGGTTCGCATTGGGGACATTCGCAATGGGGATGGTGGTCTTGTTTCCCTGGGCTGCACCGGCAGGCTGAGACGAAGTCCAGGCAACCGGGGCAGATCTGCCCGTAGCCTGGTTGGTGGT